TCATTCAACCAAGCGAGAATGTTAACGGAACTTCTCGGACACTGGTCTGATTAAGGAATCAGGTTTTTATGGATTAATAACGGCATGAACAATAACTCCTAAAGTTATCGAACCTGACTACCAAACACCCAGCCAGGATATAACTTTGTCGAAATAGTTCAAAATAGTTCACTCATGGATACTGCCACGGCTCTATCATCTCGCGTACTCAAAACTGAAAATGTCAACTGGAGGGACTTCAAGTTCATCCAGCAGGAAGGCTTTAAAGACTTGGAGCCCGACGCTGCACACCGGTTAAAAGCTTCAATCCTGGCAAACAACTTCACCCAGCCTTTTTACGTGTGGGAGGATCCAAATGATGGAACTATTTTCTGCCTTGATGGCAAACATCGAACCCTAATGCTTGAGCAACTCCTTAAGGAAGGATATCATGTTCCCTACCTTTTGCCGGCCACATTCATCCACTGCGAGAATAAGAAAGAGGCAGCAAAGCTGGTAACGATCTATTCATCCATTTATGCCCGGGTGAGCCAGCAGGGGTTGTTTGACTTCATGAAGGAGTATGAACTGGACTTCTCAGAGCTCAGGGAGCAGATGGATCTGCCCGAATTCTCAATCGACAGGTTTGAGCAAAAGTTTGACATGTTCGACTTAAACGAACCTGATGATGATGAAGAGGAGATCCCGGAGGTAAACGAAGAACAGATCATCGTGATAAAGGGAGATCAGTTTAAACTTGGGAATCATATTGTGGTTTGTTCGGACTTCCGGCACAGTGAGTTGGTTAAACCATTCTTTGAGCATGCCCCGGCAAGAATCATCCTGACGGATCCACCTTACAATCTTGCCGCTGATGAGATCGGTAACAAGGGGCAGGTCCAACACACTGATTTTGCAATGGGAGCCGGAGAAATGACAGACATTGAATTTGCCAACTTCCTGAAAGGCATTATGCAAACCGGTTGCAGTTATTCATTGCCCGGATCCATTCATTTTATTTTTATGGACTGGAGACACGTCTGGCACATGACAGAAGCTGCTCAGGCCGTTTATGGATCACCAATCCCGAAACAACTGTGCGTATGGAATAAGGACATTATGGCCAATGGGTCATTTTACAGAGCAAAACATGAACTGTGCTTCATTTTCAAGAACGGTGACGAAAAACATCTTTCCCATATTGACCTGATAGACAGGGTAAGGACAAACGTATGGGACTACCCATCCGGGCACTCCTTAAAAAATCCCGACAGGGACCAGCTCAAGAACCATCCAACTCCCAAGCCTGTCGTAATGCTTGCAGATGCAATCCTGGACACCACAAACCAGGGTGATGTCGTTGCGGACTTCTTCCTTGGATCCGGATCTACCTTGATCGCCTGTGAAAAGACCAAACGCAAATGCATCGGTACTGAGATTGAGCCAAAGCACGTTCAAACCACTATTGTAAGGTACATAAAACACTGCCAGAAAAACAACATTAAGCCTGAGATTCAACATCTGAATGGCAGCCTGAAAATGGAAGATTTTATGTGAGATGAGAAAAAAGTCCACCAAGCTTGAAACTGACAAACGAACCCGGGCAGTCCAGGAATGGATGATGCAAGGACACAGCTCCGCAGATATCGTCCGCCAATGTACTGCCCAGTGGAACATCACCGGTAGACAGGCATACAAATACATCCGCAAGGCTTATGAGGGATTTCGGGAACTGGAAGAAAAAGATATCGAGGCCCGTAAGCAATTTCACATTCATTCCAGGCTTAAGTTATTCCGCGATCTTCAGGACAAAAAAGCATGTAAACCGGCAGGGGTTGCACTGGCCATACTTCAGGACATTGCGAAGCTCGAAGGCCTGTATGTCGAAAAGACCGAGGTTACTGTTAATGACAAACAAAGGATAGCTGCATTATTCCCCACTGAGGAGGAGCTGAATGAGCAAGAAGCTGATCAATAAAAATTTCAGGGCTCTTGTCAATGCTTACAAATCAGGAATCAGGGGTGTTGTCTTGGAGGGCTCAAGCCGGTCCGGAAAAACATGGTCAGGGATCGACTTTCAGCTATACCTGACTTCCTATTCCAGCGAAAGAATAATAATCAATAACGTCCGCGAAACTTACAACAGTTTCAAAACAACCCTCTTTGATGACTACGACAAACGGTTGAACCAGATCAACCTCAAGTCACCATTCCAAAACAAGGACGTTACCACATTCAATCTCCTTGGCAATAAGGTCAACTTCATTGGAGCCGATAAGGTTTCAAAGTTTCACGGGATGGGGTCTGATTTCTTTTTTATCAATGAGGCCCTGAATGGGATTGAAAAGAGCTTCTTTGATCAACTCGAACAGCGTTGCCGAAAGTTCTGGTGGTTAGACTACAACCCATCGGCCAGTGACCACTGGGTATTTGACCTTGAGAAAAGGCCGGATGTTGTTTTTGTGAAGTCAACCTTCCTGGACAATCCTTTCATCTCAAAACATGAAAAGGCGAAGATCCTCAGCTATGACCCAGGGAACCCGGAAAATGTTGCAAATGGGACAGCCGATGACTACATGTGGCAGGTTTATGGCCTTGGTCTCAGAGCTTCGCCTGAAGGATTGATCTATCCAAAAGTGAAGTGGATTGATGAACTGCCGGAAGATTACGAGGCTGAATTCTATGGAGCTGACTGGGGTTATACGATTGACCCGACTGCCATTGTCCGGATCAGGATTTCTGGCCGGAACCTGTATGCGAAGCTTCTCACTTACACCCCGATCGAATCAGATGATGAATGTCTTGAGGTGATCAGGAAGATTGATGCAAAAGGGGAGTACTGGGCGGACAGTGAGAACCTGACCAGGATAGCACACATCAGAAGGGGAGGGATCAAGATATTCCCGGCTAAGACAAAGAAGATAAAGTTCGGAATCGGGAAGGTTAAGAACTTTAACATCCACCTGGTCCGGGATCCAGCAGCCAAAAAAGAGGCCGAAAACTATAAGTGGCGCATGATCGATGGCATTCAGCTAAATGAGCCGGTCGACAAATACAACCACATGTGGGATGCTATTCGCTATGCTGCGGTGAGTAATTCAACATAGCGTCGCCGATAACTCACCCTTTTATTTCAATAACTTTCAAAATATCCCCATTTTTTAGTATATATATTTGGTGAGCTCTTAAATGCTCGCCATGGCCTCCTTCTCTCTTAAGTCATTATTTGGTTTCAATTCCCCGGCCAGATCTGTCGTTAAAGACGAAAACGGTAAGTTCTTCTACGCTTTTGGTTTCCCGAAAACTGTTAAAGAAACAGTAACCATCCTGGGCCAAAGTGCCGCTTATAATATCTGCCCACCTGTAAACGGGATCATCAACCGCAAGGCCCGGGCATTTACAAATGGGAAATGGTGGATACTGGACAAAGAAGGGGATGAAGCTACCGGGGTCAATGTGACGGGATTACAGAAGCTTCTTAAGAAGCCAAATCCCCTGCAGTCCTGGAATCAGCTATTATCACAGGCCAAAGTTTATGAGCAGGTCTTTGGTGAGGTTTTCTTTTTTGCCATCATCCCGGCAGGCTTCACCGATAAGTCCAAAATCAAAGCCCTGTGGGTGGTCCCGAACTGGATCATCAATGTGAGGCTTACCGGTAAGCATTATTTCCAAACGGAACTGGCAGATATCATCGAGGGATATGATATCAGTTTGAACGGATCAATCACCCCTCTGCCTGATGGCAGTGTAATTCATATCCGGGACATCAATCAGAATTCCACTGATGTCACCCGGGGACAGAGCCGGTTGGCTTCTCTCCAGGACCCCATCTCCAACATTGTTGCTGCCTATGAAGCCCGGAACGTGCTCATCACCCGGAAGGGAGCTCTCGGCATCCTTTCAAATCAGACCCGGGATGCTGCAGGAGCAGTCCCCCTGCAGGGTGAAGAGAAGAAAGAGGTTCAGGATGAGTTTGCCAAGTATGGACTTGGTAAAGATCAATACCAGGTGATCATCACCAATGCCAATTTAAGGTGGCAGCCGATGACCTTCCCAACCAGGGAACTGATGCTTTTTGAGGAGATCGAGGACGATGTACGGCAGATAGCCGACAACTACGATTACCCGATGTACTTGCTTGGGTTCAAAGCAGGATCCACTTTCTCCAATGTCGGGGAGGCAAAGAAGTCACTCTACCAGGATACGATCATCCCGGAGGCTGATGGCTGGGCTGAGACCTTCACTAACTTTTTTGAGCTTGACAAGCAAGGGTTAAGGCTCTCGGTTTTCTATGATCACCTGGAGGTCTTTCAGCAGTCCGAAAAGGAAAAGGCAGATGCTTTATTATCAAAAGTCAATGCAAACCTGCCCCTGCTGGAGAAGAATATCATAACTCTAAACCAATTTCTGGTCAATCTAGATTTTGATACCAGAGGTACAGAGGGAGACAGGTTCCTTAGTGAAATTCAGTCCATGCCGCTGGCGGTCAAGTTAGGAGTAGGAGGCACACAGGCAATGCAAGCGATCATTGCAGACACGAACATCCCGGATAATCGTAAACGTCAAATTTTAATTGTCCTGTTTGGCCTTGCTGAACAGGATGCAAACGCAATAATGTCTTCATAAATGGATGCCAAGGAATTAGCCATTAAGGCAAAAAAGGCCGCCAAGGCTGCATTAGCTGCAAGGCCTGTTATTTTCAAAAGCTGTTCAGCTGAGATTAAATCTGCTGACACAGACACCCGTATTGTTTCCGGGTACCTGACTTCATTCGGCAACATGCAGGATGATGGTGATGTCCTGATCAAAGGCTGCTTTGCCAAGTCCATCCAGGAGCGTGGCCCGGAATCAAAAACAGCCCGGAAGATCGCCTACCTCTACATGCATGACATGAAGGATCCTATCGGTCACTTTAAAGTTCTGAGGGAGGATGATGCCGGGTTATACTTCGAGGCTTACATTGACAAGATACCACAGGGAGACCGGGTGCTTGAGCAGTATAATTCCGGGACCCTCAACCAACACTCCATCGGCATCCGCTACGTATGGGATAAGTGCCAGTGGGGAGAATGGACCCTTCCCGATGGCACTACTACCGAGGCTTTTATCTGCTATGAACTGCTCCTGTTTGAAGGCAGTGTAGTAACCCTGGGAGCCGATGAAAACACCCCATTCACAGGGATGAAGGCAGAAACAATCGAATCAGAGCGCAATGCTCTGGTCCGTGAAACTGAACGTATCCTCAAGGGCATTGACCCTGAGACCCAATACGAAATCCGCAGACTTATCGCGAAACATGTATCACTTGCAGAAGTTGAGCCGCAGACCGCACTCAAGCAGGAAAGCAAGCCGGTGCCAGTTGATTACGAGAAGGTCGCGAAAGCACTTGAATTTCAATTATTGTCAAATCAATCAGTTAATTAAAAATGAAAAAGTTAAAAGAAAAGAGGCTGAAAAAGCTGATGATCCTGTCGGTGATTCTTATCGGCCTCATTGCCGGTCTTTCCTTTGCGACCAATCCTGAGAAGGCCTTAGGCACCACTACCGCCATGGCTCTCGTTGTTGGAGGTGTCGCCCTGGAAGGCAAGGAAGAGGCCATGTACAAAGCCCTGGCTGATGTTATCGATAAGCAGAAGGAGAAGTTCGACAAGGAGTACATCACTGAGCAGAAGATGCTCGACACCATCGCGGCAAAGATCAAAGAGATGAAACTCAATCTGGCCGATGATGAGGAGTTTAAAAAGCTTAATGATGTCATCGAAAAACAGGGCCTGGAGATTGTCGCTCTTAAGGATGCCGGAAGCAAACTGCCGGTATTCAAATCATTTGAAGAGCAGATCAAAGATCAGGTCAAAGAAAAGAGCCTAATGGATGCTATCAAGGCTGCTCCTGGACAGAAGCTGAAGCTTGAACTGAAGGCTGCAAACGTGCCGATTACTACTGCAAACGCAGTTAACCCGGCAAGCGCCTACATCCCGATGCCGACCATGGACAGCACCTGGGACAGGGCTCCCAGAAATGCCAGGTTCCTCAGGCAGTATGCATCTGTTGCTACCACCTCCAGTCCCCTTCATGTATGGGCGGAGAAATACAATGAACAGGGTGATGCTGAATTCATCGGTGAAGGTGAACTGAAACCTATGATCAGTTTCCAGGTCAGGACCCGGGATTCCAAAGCCAAGAAGATTGCAGTTGGAGCTAAGTTCACAACTGAGACCCTGCAGGATATCCCCAATTTTGTCGCTGAGCTCAGGAGTGAAATTCTTGAGGTTGTTGACATCAAGGAAGAAAGTGACCTTCTGAATGGTGATGGCTTGGGAGATAACCTCCTCGGGGTGATCCAGCAGTCCACCACCTATGTTCTTACCACGGTTCTTACCAAAGAGGCTAACAACTTTGATGCTATCAAGGCTGCAATCACCCAGCTTTTTACCCTGAACCAGATTCCGAATGTGGTTTTTGTCAACCCGATTGATAAGGCCAATATGGAGCTTACCAAGGCATCTGATGGTCATTACATCCTGCCTCCTTTCTCGACAGCCGATGGTACTGTGATCTCAGGCATCCGGGTAGTTGAATCCAACACCGTTGCTGTTGGCAAATTCCTCCTGGGAGACTGGACCAAGCTCAACATCCGGGATTATATCGCCTTCGAGATTACCCTTGGTTGGGAGAATGATGACTTCACCAAGAACCTTGTTACCGTCCTGGGTGAAAAGAGGCTTATGTCCTATATCAAGGAACATCAGAAGAGTGCCTTCCTGTATGGGGATTTTGCGACCATTAAGGCTGCCATCGGGGGCCGGTGACCCCGTAAGCGAACCTCTCAAGCGATACGACTTTCCCTTTTTAACCTCACTTTAATTAACAACCTAAACATGGTAAAAGAAAAGAAAGCGATCAAGCTCACTGAGAAAGTGAAGATCGTTGCTACCGAAAAATCAAAGCACATGGTTCCCGGCCAGGAATATGAAGTGCACCCTACTCAGGCAGAATTGCTGAAAAAGAAAGGCTGGGCTGAGGATTCCAAGAAAGCCAAGTAACCATGCTGATTGATCAGTCCTTTTTCGTTGGAGAAATTCTCGTCCCAAACCTTACAGGAGTGGGTCCAATTCCGGCAGGGAATGTCGAGGAACTGAACCG